CTAGCGACTGAGGGGGTCTAGGGGCCTCCAGGTTGATCTGGGGGGTGCTGGGGTACGAGTTTGGGATTTCGTGTAAATCTCAGGCCACTGGGGGCCCGAAAAAAAGCATCTGGGGGGTGTTGGGCTGCTGGGATGGCCGATGCGGACACGCGGGGCGGCTGGGTGGGCGTGGGTGTGGCGGTCGCGTGGGGGTGGTGGTGGGGAAAAATCCGTGAAACAGCGTTGAAGCCTACCCCTGCCTTCTCGGGGTACGGCGCGGCTGGCGGTCCCTCTTGCGGGAATCGGGCCGTGCCGCGGGCTAACGGCCTTCCGGCACCAGCGGAGCGTTGACCTTTGGGTCTGGGCGGCCCCCCCGGGGCGGCCACCACGCTCTTGGGGGGAGGGTATCACGGAAAGAGCCCTGGAGCTCGGGGCTGGGCCCGTTTCTGGGGCTCTTCCCCCCACCACGGGCCAACGGCGGGGCGTGCCTGGGTTCCCTGAGCTCCAGGGGGTGTGGAGTGTAGCACGGTTGGGAACCCGCGAACCCGCTACACCGCTACATTTGGCATTCTTACGGCATTCTTAGGGTTCTGGGGCCTGAAAACGCGGAAAAGGGGGTTGAAAAGCGGGTTCGCGGCTGTAGCGGGGTGTAGCGGTGTAGCGGCTGACGAGAGTGGGGGCCGGGCGGGGAGGAGGGCCCCGTCCCGGCCCCCGGAGAGCCGTCATGAGATGGGGAGAATAGGTTTTTCGTGGCCGCGGGTCAAGCCTGGGTGTAGGATCCGGGTGTGAGGGGGGTTCTGGGATGCTGAGGCGGCGGTTTCTGGCGGTTCTGGCGGGGCTGGGGCTGGTGCGGCTGCCCTTCGAGGAGTTCCGTGGGTCCTCGAGGCTGTACGAGCGTGGGATGTGCGCTCACGGGCGGGATCGTCGGGGGGATTGTCTGGTGTGCCAGCGGATGGAGGAGACGGTTCGGAACCTGGGGGAGTACATCGAGCGGGTTTACACCCAGCAGCGGCGGGTGCGCTGGCGATGAAGGGCGGGATCTGGGTCGAGTGCCCTGATTGTGGGGACTTCTGGTGCGAGGAGCACGAGCTCCACGCTTTCGAGTGTCCGTGTCCCCCGGTGGAGGCGTTCGAGGCGGCTGGATTGGACCCCTACTCGGAGGGTCCGTGGAGTCTACTGCCAGGACAGGTGTTCGAGGAGCCAGAGTCCGAGTGAGATGGCGGCTCCGATGAGGGCCGCGAGTCCGATTCCGGCCAGGATGAGGAGGATTCCGAGGCATCCGGCCCCTGGTGCGAGTTTTCCGTCCATCGTCTCAGTCCTCCCGGTCGTCATCGTCGCCTCCCCGGAGGGCCTTGGCCGCTACTCGGGCTGCCTCTTGACAGCCATCACAGCAGGTGTTGTTGGCGATGCTCTGGAGCGCAGCCCGCAGCCGCTCGACCTCGGCCTCCAGTTCCAGAACCTGTATCTGGAGTTCTTCCTCTGCGTCATGGCTACCCATCGTCGCCTCCTCGGAGGGCCTTGACCGCGTTGTCTATGCGATCCTCTGGGTGCATTGGCGTCCCCACTTCCCCCACACCGAGAGCCGCCAGCGCCGCCTCGACCCTGGCCCGTAGTTCATCCCGCGCTGCAAAAGCTCCAAGGCTTCCGGGCTCGCTGATCTCTGTGAAGCGTGAAAGCCACTTGTCCCTGTCGGCCCGCACCCGCTCGACCTCGGCCAGCACCCGGTCGTACTCCTCGACACCCACGCAGCCCTCGTTGCACTCTGCCTTGTCGAGTCGGGCCAGCACCTCACGGATGGCCTTGCACATGTGCTCCCCGAATGCAGTCGATGAAGGCCACCCATCGGTTTCCCACTGAGCAGCAGCACGACCAAGCCACTCCACTGCGTCACTCATGGCTCCCTCTCCTGCATATCCTTGATCCGGGTTTTCCTGTAGAGCTTCCCACGCATCCGGGTTAGGTCCGATCATCGTCGCCTCCCCGGAGGGTCGCGTCGAACACGGCGCACGCCGGGCAGTCTGGCAGGCTCTCGGCCCGGCCCCATTCGACTATCGCAGCCCGCAGCCGCTCGACCTCGGCCATTCGCTCCTTGCTGGACCTCAGAACCGCCTCGGCTGCCTCCTTCGTAGCCCGCAGCCGCTCGTTCTCGGCCCGCACCTCGCGGAGGTGAGCCTCGTAGATGTCTGCAACCTCGGCGGGCGAACGCCACGCTAGATTCTGAATCGGCTCATCACTCGTCATCGTCGCCTCCCCGGCCCCGGTCGAGGATGCCCTGGATGTGGGCGACGACCTTCTCCCGGGACCCGCGGACGCCCAGGTGCTTCTTGGCGTGGGCCCAGACGGAGCGCCGGAAGGGGCTGGGCCAGCCTTTCTCGGCGCACTTGGCCTCGAGCCGGATGGCGTGTTTCCACTGGAGCAGCTGGAAGATGGGCACGTTGCAGCCCTCGACCTTCGCGTCACCCCTCATCGCCGTCCTCGAAGGATCTCAGCCATCACCCACTCCGGGGCCTCCTCCTTGTTGGGGGGCTTGTCGTACTCCTCCAGGGCCCGCTCGATGCGGTGGAGCAACATGCGGACCCGGCCCTCGAGCCCGGCCCCGTACTTCTCCTGAATCCCCCGCTTCTGCTCCTCGAGGTCGATCTCCAGCCTGCTGTCGATGAGCTTCGTCAGGGCGATGTTTCGGGCCGCGAGGCCGTCTGCGCGGTTCTTCTCCCGCTCCCCCCGCTCCGCGAGCTCCCCCACGGTTCTGATGATCTCCAGCGCGTCTCCGAGCTCTCCACTCATGCTCATTCCTCCTCCTTCACGGTTGACAGCACCGTATCGTGCGCGTAACGTTACGTTCGGGGCGTCTCCCTCGCCACTGCGGGCCCACGGCTGGCACCCGGGGAAGCCCGCGGACGCCCCCCCTCATCACCTCTTCCTCTGGCGAAAGCCCACGAGGAGCGTCTGGTTGGGCAGCATGGGCACGGGAAACAGCTGGATCGTCGCCCCTGGGGCGTACATCTGCAGCCCGTAGAACTCGCGCATGACCTCCTGGCGGTTCTTGTAGTTGAGGCGGGTCCTGGTGTCGCCGCGGCGCTCCCGGGCGCAGAGCCGGACGTACTCGGCGCAGTGGCGGTCCCCCATGCCGATGGTCGTGGGGTAGCACCCGGCCTCGGTCTTGAAGCGGTGGACGAGCTCGAGAAGGCCCTCCTCCGTGAGGACCCCCTCGAAGCTGACCGTCCAGAACTTCCTGCGGACGACGTGGATCTGGTCGATCTTCATTCGCACACCAAGTCGATCACCGGGGTGTCGCCCTCGTAGCCAACGGCATGGACCCGGAAGGGGACGGTCACGTCCGGCTTCTCAGTCCTCCACAGCATCCTCCACAGCTGGACTTCCTGCTTCCCCCCCAGGAGGAACTCGCCCGTCTTGTAGGGCCGCCCCAGGGCCGGGAGCGTGAGCCACCCCTTCCCGGGGACGGGCGAGTCCCCGTGAAACCGCAACTCCATGGCGGGCAGAAGCCCGGGCCCGGCGAGGCGGCACGAGCGGTAGTCACCGATGAAGAGGCCGCTGGTGATGCTCACTTGGCGGCCTCCTTCAGGTGCTCGGCCACGAGCTCCCGGGTGCGGTTCTCGATGTAGCTCTCCTCGTACAGGTTCTCCACGATGCGGCGAGCCACCCCCAGGGCCCGGTTGAAGCCCTCCTCGTAGGAGGTCTGGGCAATTGCCCGCTGCCACCGCTCGAGGTCCACCCAGCCCCCCAGGCGGCGGAAGATCGCGTCGAAGACCCCCACCATCTGCTGCGGCTGGACGGCAATCGTCTCCTGCTTCCCGTGGGCGTTGAACTTGAAGTAGTACGGGCCCCCGTCCTCGGGGCGCAGCTTGAGCTCCTCGATCGCGTTGAGGAGCATGGCGGTCACGTCCTTCTTCGCCTCATCGAAGGCGGTGTGCTCGATGAAGGTCTGCTTCTGCCGGGCCTCCTCGTCGATCTGGGACCGGCAGTCCTCGCACAGGATCAGCGTCTTGCCGTGGGACTTGCAGGCGGCCTCGTGTCCCGGCGGCTCCGTCAGGGTCGGAATCTCACTCGGCATCTTGGCTCTCCTCCTCAATCTCGACCTTGGCCCCGAGCTCCCGGAGGGTTCCGGCGAGTCCCAGGGACTTGGCCTGCTCCGCGAGGATGCCCGAGATCTTCGTCTGGTCGGCCATCCGCAGAGCTTCCCCGATCCAGTTGTGGGTCCCCGTGGACCCGTCCCGGAGGAGCCAGTCGGGTTCCAGCTTCCGGGATTCTCGTCTGTGAACGTTGAGGGCCGTGTGGATGATCGGGAGCACGAGGAGCTCCTCGTCGGTATATCCGGCCTTCCTGGCCCGCTGGTACTTCTTCCGCACCTCCGAGTTGGGCTTCACCCGTCGTCCGGTGACGAGGTTGAAGACTTGGATGTAGCGGATGGTGTTTCGGGAGGAGGAGGGTGTTCTCCGTTCTCCCTCATTCTCCCCCTCCCCAGACCCCACCCCATGAATGCTAGGAGTCTCTTCAGGGGTACTACTCTCCTGAGACGTACCCTCTGAATCTGCATCTGCATCTGCATCTGAATGTGTAACGTTACGGGTTCGTGGCGTTTCCGTTACGTCACGCCTTGCTTTCAGGCGAGCTCGGTAGCGGCGCATCCTCTCGGCGGCCTTGTGGTCTTTCGTCTGGAAGTTGTTGTAGTTCAGTATGATGAACCCGCCGTCCACGCGGACCATTCGGCGGCCCCCGTTGGCCTTGGAGCGACTCTCGCGCTCCGTCGAAGCCAGCCGCTCCAGGGCCTCCAACCCGGCCTCCTTGTCGATCACCGCGGCCCTCAGAAGGCCCAACGAGGAGGCCGGGACGAACCCGTACCACCCCGGCGGGACCTTCCAGCCCGTAGGCTCGAGGGACCGAGTCTTCAGTTCCTCCATAGGCTCAGTCACTTCCAGGGGCTCTGCCTTGAGAAGACTCGTGATGAGGATGTCCCTGGCGTCCCTGTCGAGCCACACCGAGGAGTCAAGGATCTCGACGTCCAGCTTCACGAAAGCCATCTCGACTCTCCCTCTCCCGTAACGTTACGCCGTTTCACCCGTAACGTTACGCCGTAACGTGATCCTGTCAAGGCCCTAGAAGATCTCTTCGTCGGGTTCGTCGTCCTTGGGCGGCTTCTTCTCCTTGGGACCCTTCAGGATACCGTCCATGACGCTCTTCGCCCTGGCGTGGTCGTCGGGGGGCAGATCCCCCGGGCCGCCCTGCCAGTCCCGCTTGTCGCCGGGGAGCTCGTCCTCGGACGGCGGGAAGATCTCCTTGACCTGGGCTTCGATGGCCTCCTCGGGCTTTTCCTCGGCCCGCATGAGGGAGATCATGTTGTCGCCCTCGGGCTTCTTCCCGGAGAGCTCATCGAGGATCGAGGCCCGGCGCTTCCCTTCGGGCAGCTGCTTCGGGGCCGGTTGCTGGAACGGGGCCCGCTTCACCCGAGGCTCGCGGCGCTCCTCCATCATGTCGATGTCCTCGGCAACGCCCTGGACGGGGATCCCCCCCAGGACGTCCGGGAACACGATGTCGAGCACGCGCCCGCGGGCCCGGGCCTGGAGCATGTCCTTCAGGTAGCTCTGGTAGGTCCCGTCGTACTCCTGGCCCGTGGACCGGCTCTTGGGCCGCTGGAGCAGGCCCGCGGTGTTGGCGTCGTCCATGCTGAAGGTCTTGATGACGGCCTTCCTGCCCTTCCGCTTCGCCTGGGCGTAGGCGGTCATCTCCTCGGTCCCCTCCTTGTCGATCCACTCGGAGTAGTCCTCGAAGACCGGGTGAGCGGAGCAGACCGCCAGGGCCCCCTTCGTCTCCAGGGCCAGCTTGCCGCCCCGGGTCTGGTAGATGTAGCGCCACGAGGCGAAGGGGGGGAGGCCGAGCTCGGCCCCCCGGGCCAGGATCGTGAAAGCCTGCTTCACGTTCTTGACCTGGGGAAGGTAGCCGGACTCGAAGGCCCAGGTGGCGAAGTTGATGGCGTCTTGGACCGAGGTGAGCATGATGCCCCGATCCGAGAAAACCATGCTCTCACGCGGGTTTGCGGCTGGCTGGTCGTTCTCAGTTGGTGGCATCGAACACCTTCTGGGCCCAGGCGGGCAGCATGAGTTCGTCCACTCCGTGTCCCCAGCCGGGCCACTTGCCGTGCTTCTTGCACTCGGAGTAGGTGAACAGGTAGTCCCGGTACTTCTGGTAGCCGTCCGCGATGACGTTCTCGTCGGCGCGGAAGAGCCGGACCTCGTTGGGCGGCGCGGACTCCGCGAAGATCCAGAAGAACTCGTAGGCGTCCCCCCCCTCGGGGATGGGCCGGAGGACGGACAGCCCGTGGAGGTACATGGCGGCCTGGACGTGATACCCGAAGTCGTAGGAGTTCCGCTCCACCGTCCGGGTCGTGGCCGGGCGGCCAATGGTCTTCAGGTCCACCACGATGGCCTGGGTCCCCCCCAGGGCCGCGATGCGGTCCAGACGACCCTTGCACATGACCCCGAGCTCCGGGTCCTTCCAGATCAGCGAGATCTCGTTGGCCCCCTCGGAGTGCAGGATCTCCGTGACCGTGGGGTGGTTCAGGCAGTTCCGCTTGATCGCCTGCAGGGCCTCGAACTCGTCGGCCTGGACGATGTGGCGGCCCTCGGCCTTCTTCTGGAACTCAGCCCAGGCGGCCTTCCCCGCCTTCGTGCGCCGGTCCAGCTTCGGCGTGACCAGCACCTCCTCATCGAACCGCTGGGGCTCGAGGACCGCGATGTGCGTGGCGAGCCCGAAGGCGAGGTGCTTCTTCTCCTCGTCCACGGACGTCATGGCGCACCGGGCGTGCGAGGCCGTGTACCGGAAGTAGTTCAGAATGTGGAAGTTGATGGCGTCCCACGCGGCGTAGTCGTCGTAGGACACGTCAGGGTAGACCCCTGGTTCCGGGGTTTTGGGCATGGCTCTCCTCCTCACTGTGCGAGCTTCTGCTTCGCTTTCTTCAGTTTGTTGCGCTTGCGGACGCGGCAGCGCCGCCTCATCTCCAGGCTTCGCTCGCGTGGTGTCATGTCGGCCCACGCGGCCTTCCCCGCGAGACGTGCGAGCTCCCGCCGCCCCTTCTTCCCGAGCTTCGCCAAGCGGCGCTTCGCCATGGCCCTTGCGGCTTGGCTGGCGAGCTTGGCCTCCTCGAGTTCTTCCTGGGTTGGCTTTCTGGGCATGGCCCAGGATTCTATGCGGGCTATCGCTAGCGTGTCAAGAGCTAGCGCAGGGTAATTTCTTGACTTCATCTCGCGCTGGAGGGAAGATGCAGCGGTGTCGCTGAAACTCGCGTGGTGCCCGCTTTGTGGCCGCGTCCACTTCGCGGGGATCTGCAAGTTGGGGAGGAGGCCATGTAGTGCCGAATCTGGTGAAAACGGAGGGCTGGGGAGGCCAGGAGATCAGGAAGTTCAACGACTCCGGCATCCAGGCGTCGATAGACCGGGCGCTCTCGGATCTTCCGAAGGGGAAGAAGGGCGCAGTGGTGGCCTACTACAACCACAAGACTCGAAGCGTGAGCGGCGCGGTCGTCGCTCGCGTGGGGCGTAACTGGAGCGTCGTCGGCTCCCTGCGCCACAAGATCGGCGCTCCGCTTTCCGAGCTCGAGGCGGGCGCTGCAGTGAGGTTCGCATGGTGACCCGTCGCCCCGATCCGGCAAGAGACATCGTCTTCTTCATCGCCGTCGCTCTGTTCCTCCTGGCGATTGCCGTCATCCTGCCCGGCTGTCCTGGCCCCGGCCCCGGCCCCGGCCCGCAGCCGACGCCGACGCCCTGGGAGTGCCAGCTGGAGATGCCGCGGTGTGATCTCCTCGATCCCCCGCAGCAGTGCTCCTCGGAGGAGTCCCCCTGCTGGCATAACCCCACGTCGAACCCCCAACACTGCGAGGAGGCCCCGAAGTGCGAGGACCCCGGTCCCCTCCCAGAGCCGCAGTGCCCGCAGTTCATGGACCGGGGCGGGACCATCCGTCCGAGCTCCGGCTCCTGTGACTGCTACTTCGGGCACACCTGGGTCCCCTGCGAGCCCGACGAGGGCTGCACCTTTCCCCAGGGCCAGGACCAGAACCTGACCATGGGACCCGTCATGAGGAACTACGCCCCCACCGTGAACACCGCCATGCGCGAGCTCACCGGCTGCGACATCGGGACCGACTGCCCGACCGGGATGGAGCCCGACGAGTGGATGCACGCGGTGATCGAGGCTGTGAAGGTCACGGGGCTTTGCGCCGGAAGGCACATCGACACGACTCCAGGCGGGACTGATGAGATTGCCGTGGCCGCTCGCTGCGATGGTTGGTGGGAGGGCTACAAGATCTACAACTACGGTGGCGGGAAGGTGATCTGGTCACCCAACGCTGACCGACCCGCCTGGAGACTGAACGACACGTCGGCGTGCCAGGACGCCCCGGGCCCTACACCACCCCCTCCAACCCCGCCTCCGTCTGGTGACTGCCCAGAGCCACACCCGGACACCTCACGGATGCAGTTCAAGTGCCGCGAGCACAACGGCATCCTCGATTGCACATGGGTCACGATCAACCAACCCGACTTCTGCGGCTCAATCGGATACTGCTGTATGCCTGGAACGGGCGACCCCCCAAACACCTGTGGCTCCCCAGGGTGCGTGCCCAGGGGCGGCTGCCCAGTGAGAGGGGACGGGTCCCCACTCAGGCCGATCTGCGAAACCGAGCTCTGCAACCAGCAGTGGAAGTGCAACGGGGAGCCGTACCCACCGTACAAGGGGAACCCGGCACAGAGTAACTGCCGCGGACACTGGGAGACGTTCTGCGCGAACGCACCCACCTACGCGGAGGGCAATCGTTGAGTCAACTCCCCCCGGCACCCGGGCCCGGAACCAGACGGCGAAAGAAGGCCGTCGCCCGGGCCCGGGCCGCCAGCCCCGAGGCCATGGAAAAGGTCCGGGCGGCCAAGCTGGCGAAGAAGACCCAGTTCGACGCCAGGGAGGTGGCCCGGAACCTCATCACGGACCCGGACTATCAGGAGAAGCTGCGCGAGAGACTCCTCGAGGGATCCCTGGGGAACCTCGAGATCTGGCTCTGGCGCTACGCTGGGGGGGACCCGAAGCCGGACGACGCCGAGATGGAGGCCCAGAAGAAGCGGTTCGAGGAACTCCGAGGACGCCTCCAGCAACTTCTCAGAGAGTCCCCCGAGAAGGCCCGGATCCTTGAAGCCGAGGTCGTAGGCAAGAAGACCCTCCCGCTGCCCAAGGCGCTGGAGGTCACGGTTTTCCCTCCAGATGGATCTTCACCAAAGTCTACCGGAAGCTGAGCTCGCTCACCTTCTGAGTCCGTTGGCGCTCGCGGTCACAGCCACCGCGGAGACGCCCACGCCCTACCTCTACGCTCCCCATCTCCACCTCCTCTCCACGGAGCTCGTGCGCCTGCGCTCCAGGGAGCCGGGGCACCCGAAGCGCCTCGCTGTCACGATGCCCCCCCGGCACGGGAAGTCCGAGATGTGCTCGCACTGGTTCCCCGTCTGGAACCTTGCCCTGGACCCGAAGGACCGTGTGATCCTGTGCTCCTACGAAGCCCAGTTCGCGGCGAAGTGGGGCCGGTCCTGTCGCCGCTCGATCCAAGAGCACTACCCCATCCTCGGGGCCCGGGTGGTCACGGACTCCCGCGCCTCCCACCGCTGGGAGACGACCCAGGGCGGCGGGATGGTGACCGCGGGCGTGGGCGGCCCCATCACGGGCCGCGGCGGCAACGTGATGATCCTTGACGACCCCATCAAGAACGCCGAGGAGGCGAACTCCCAGATCATCCGCGACAACCTCTGGGACTGGTGGCAGACGACCTTCCTCACCCGCTGCGAGCCCGAGGCCGTGATCGTCTGCATTATGACCCGGTGGCACGAGGACGACCTCCTGGGCCGCCTCCTGAACTCCCCCGAGGCGAAATACTGGAGGACGATCAACTTCCCCGCCCTGGCCGAGGAGGCCGACGACCTCGAGCGAACCGCCGGGCAGGCCCTCTGGCCGGAGCGGTACGACGAGCTCGCCCTGGAGAACATCCGGGCCGAGGTGGGCTCCCGGGTCTTCACCGCCCTCTACCAGCAGCGTCCCGCCCCGCCCGAGGGCGTGGGACTCCAGAGGAACTGGTGGCGCTGGTACGACGAGCTCCCCGACATCGACACGTTCGACCAGATCATCATGTCGGTGGACCCCACCTTCAAGGACGTGGACACCGCGGACTTCTTCGTGGCGATGATCCTGGGGCGGCTCGGCAACGAATACTACGGGATCGACTGCATTCGGAAGCGCCTGGGCCCGGTGGACCAGATGAAGGCCATCCGGCAACTCTCCGACCAGTGGCCCCAGGCGAAGGTGAAACTCATCGAGGAAACCGCCGCAGGGACGTCTATCATCGACCTCATGCAGCGGGAGCTCCCCGGCAAGATCGTCCCCGTGAAGGTGAAGTCCGGGAAGGAGATCAGGCTCCACTGGGGCGTGAGCTCCGTGGCCGGGAAGGTCGAGAGCGGGAAGTGCTACCTCCCCCGGGGCCGGACCTGGGCAGGGAACCTCGTGGACGAGGGCGCGTCCTTCCCGCACGGTGTCCACGACGACATGGTGGACGCCTTCACCCAGGGGATCCAGTACCTCATGCCGCGCTCCTGGGTCTGGGAGAACATGGAGAAGCGGAAGGCCGCGGCGAAGCAGCCGGACAACCTCCTCGAGCTCCACACCCACAAGATGCACGAGGCGGTCAAGCGCAAGATCGCAGACCACGCGGTTGGTGACCGAAAACGGTCACGGCAGGGCACACTGTTTCCGGGCTTGTAAGGGGTGGTATCCTTCGGAGGGGTTATGGCTCTATTCGGCTGCCGAGGGTGCGAGGGACGGGATCAGGAGATCCGGCACCTCGTCGCAGAGAACGAGAGGCTCCACAAGTTGCTCGACAAGGCGCAGGGCCGCATCTGCGAGCTCGCCTCTCCCGGCATCGAAACCCGTCTCGAACCCGAGAAGCGCAAGGTCCGCGAGCTCCCCCGACCCAAGAGGGAGCCCGACCGCTACGGCTTCCCGGGCTACGACAGCTTGCCCACGAAGACAGGGGATAAGGTCGAGGTGTCCTGATGGCTGACCCCACTCCAGCGCCCAGCCAGATCCCCAACTGGAGGCGAAAGGGACTCATCTCCCTCGACTCCACCGACGAACAGGTGAAGGAGTTCCTCGACCTGTACGTCAACCCGCTCTCGCCCAGGCGGCGCTGGAACACCCAGCGGGCCGCCATGAACACCTGGATGTACCTCGGGCGGCAGTGGATCGAACCCCGGGCCGAGCTCGCCCCCGGGGACGGGACCTACCACTTCCGGGAGATCTACCGGAATTCGGCGGCGTCCTTCCCCAGGCCGGTGACGAACATCATCGCCCCCGCGGTGGACAACGAGGTGTCTCGCCTGACCCGGAAGGAGTACGTACCGGACACGTCCGCGGGGAAGAACGACCCCGAGTGGATGGCCGGGGCCCGGCTGGCGAAAGACATCGTCATGTGGGAGATGGCGAAGCAGCTGTGGAATGACAAGCGGGAGTTCACCGCTTTCAACCTCTGCATCGACGGCACCGCCATCCTGCGGACGTGGTGGGACGAGAACGATACCGAGCTCACCCTGATTTCGACCGAGGATCCCGCGAAGTGCCCCCATTGCGGGCGGCTCTTCTCCTCACGGCGGGTTCCTCGGTCCTTCCAAACCGTCGCCATGCCGGGCGAAGAAGGCCCCCTGGAGCTCCTCCACGCGGAAACCCTCCGTGATGTCGAGGAGCAGGGCGAGGCCACCGCCATGCACCCCAAGGGCATCCCCCAGGTGGAGCTCACCCTCTGCCCCTTCCACCCCGAGGCCGCCAGCCTCGAGGACTTCCTGCCCAATGAGGAGGAAGCCGGGGGACAGGATGCTTTCGGGCGGCAGATGGGGGTGTTCGTCCCGAAAGGTGACGCCCTGGTGGACGTCGTCACCATGCACGAGTTCTTCCCCGAGAACGCGGGCGTGGGCCTGGATCCCGACGAGGCTCGCCTCTGGAACTGCATGACAGTGCGGCCCCTGGAGTGGATCGCGCTCCGCTACCCCGAGATCGCAGACAAGGTCGAGGCCGAGGACGCCCAGCTGCTCATGCGGCTCAATCCCCTCTACGCCGAGCCCGGCCTCGCCGCCGGGACCACGGCCTACGGTTACACCACGTCGCCCGGAATCGACGTTTACGCCAACCACGCCAGAGTGATCGAAACATTCATAGCCCCCCAGCCCCACATCGAGGGCCTGGAGATGGGCGGGTGGTTCATCCGCGTGGGCGACGAGATCGTCCGGCGGCCCCTGTGCGAAGAGGTGGAGGGCGAGGAGGACAAGGTCCACGTCGTCCCCCGCGTGAAGTTCCACTTCGCCCGGTTCAAGCGGGTCCCGAAGAACTTCTGGGGCCGGACCTTCGTGGACGATCTGGTCCCCATTCAGCGCCGCCTGAACGAAATCGACGCTATGGCGGTAGATCTGCGGGAGCGGGGCAAGCCCAACATGTGGACCCCCTCCGGCACGGAGATCTCCTCCCGTGACGACCTCGAAGGGTCCCTGGTGGTGATCGAGTACGACTCGGCCCTGACCGGCTGGACCCCCAGGGACGGGCTCTTCCCCGGCGGCCCCCTCTCCGGGAACGAGTACCTCCAAGAGCGGCAGAACTGCTTCACCGACGCGCAGCTGGTGGGAGCCCCACAGGACATCGAGATCGGGCAGGCCCCCGGCTCGGTCAAGACCACGTCCGGCCTGATGCTCCTCTCTGAGGAGGCCGCGGCCAAGCGCGGGATGCGCGAGCGGTCCCTGGCCGAGATGTACGAGGGGGCCTTCAAGCACCTCCTCCAGCTGAACCACGTCTTCCGCAAGGACGAGGTGTCCTACGAGGTCTTCACCGAGGCCGGGATCTACGAGCGCCGGAGCTATAAGGGCACGGATCTCCTGGCGAACGTGAACATCAAGATGGACGCCCGGGCGGGCTACGACCAGACCCTCTACAACAAGGAGGCCGCGGGCGAAGCCCTCCAGCTGGGGCTCTACAAGCTCGACAGCCCCGCCGCCATCGACCGCCTCCTCGACCTGATGAAGCTCCCCAAGGACGTGAACGAGGAGCAGCACCTCCAGATCATCCGCGCCGAGATGGCCTGGAGCGACTTCCTCGACAACGAGAAGATCCCCGTCGTGGACGAGACGATGCACGACGCCGCCGCGTGGTACGCAGTCCTGGGGAAGCGGTGGATGACGGACAAGGCGTACATCCTCCAGTCCGAAGCGTCATGGGAGGAAGTCCTGCCCCGGATCGCCGGGTGGCAGGAGACGCTGATGCAGATGGAGCTCCAAGATCAGCAGTTGCGTCAGATCTACGGAGCCTTCCCGCGGGAGCAGTGGGGCCAGATCTACTCCCAGGGCATGCAGCTGCACCAGCAGGCCGTCCAGGCCCAGCAGGCGGCCCAGGCGGCCCAGCAGGCCCAGTTCAACGATCAGTCCGCGGACCCCCAGATGGGCGACATCGCCGCGGCCCCGCCGCCTCCAGAGCAGATCCCGCCCTTCCCGAAGCCCCCGGTAGACGGGTTCCTCCCCAATTCCAAGGACCGCCGCATCTACGTCGTCTGGCGGCGCATGATGCCGGACCTCGAGGAGGGCATCCTGGCCGCCGAGGCCGCCAAGGCCAAGGGTGTCAGGATGACCCCCGAGCTCCAGAAGATGTGGAATATCGACCGGCTCCTCCAGATGAGAGCGGTCATCGAGGCGTACCGGATGATCGCCATTGAGTCGATGGCTCCGGCCCCGGCCCCCGGGGCTCCCGGTGAAGGACCGCCCCCCGAGGCACCCCCCGCGCCCCAGGGCGGCCCGGGAGGGAACTGATGGCGAGCGCACGAGACGCTTGGAACGCTCTCTCCGGTCAGGTCATGGGCGGGCTGGGGACGGTGGCTGACGTCCTTCAGGCCCCCTTCGTGGGCGCGGGCGCGACGATCCGGGCCATCCCGGCGCTCGCCGCCGAGGGACTCCGCTCCGCGGGCTACGACGAGGCCGCCGACATCGTGGGCGCGGGAGGCGAGATGCCCCGCCTGAAGCCCGGGTCCGGCTACTTCCTCGAGGGCCCCGGCCTGGGGGAGATGGCTGCCGAGGGCTACGAGGCCATCGGAGAGGCCGCAGGACGAGAGCTCTACCCCGAGGTGGGCGAGCTCAAGCGGCATCCCTCCCAGGACGTCGCCAAGACGGCCATGGCGATCCCGTTGTCCGTCGTCACCGAGGTCGCGCCGCCCCTGGCCGGGGCGTCGAAGACCGCGGCCAGCGCCGCCCGGGCCCTGGCCCGCCGGACACCCCTGACGAAGTACACGAGCCTGACCGGCATCATGAACCCCGACGACGCCATCCACCTGGGCGTGGAGGCCGACCGGATGGGCGCGTCCCAGGTGGAGAAGATCTGGAAGGCCCGCGAGCTCCGAGACGTTGCCCAGAAGCAGATGGACGAGGCCGCGGAGTTGGCCGCCCGGGCTGGGGACAGCAAGGGGACCTACCTCCTCGGGAAGGACAACAAGGTGCTCCAGGGGGCCCGGCAGCAGATGGCCGAGGCAGACCAGGGCTTGAAGGCCGCGGAGCAGGCCGAGGCCACCGCCCGGCGCATCATGCGAGAGGCTGAAATCGCAAGGAAGGCCGCGGAGGAGTCCCTGCCGGGCCTGGAGCGGGCGACGAAGCTCCGCAAGCTGGCAGACGATCTCGACCTCGAGGGAATGTTGCTGGAGAGGAAGGCAGGGGTACAGGACGTGGTTCCCCAGGTGGCCGGGGGCACGCAGGCGGCCCTAATTGGAGCGGGAGAGGAGTAGGTCCATGGCAGTCAAGTACAGAGGAAACCTGAAGAAGGGCACCCACTCGGGGCACGACATCCTCGCTCCACCTCCCGGCACGAAGGCCACCGAGGTCTACGAGGGCGGGGAAAACGAGCACTACGATCAGAAGATGCAGCCCGGCCCCACCCTGATGCGGAAGACCCGCGAGGCCAACGCGAAGGGGCACTCCTCGAAGGTGGGCGAGCTCGACGGGACCCGGCTGGGCCAGAAGACCCGCGGCTCCCGCCGGTACGGCGGGCTCCAGGCCGCCGGGCTCCGCAAGCAGGGGGCCCGCCCGAAGCTGGGCCAGACCCCTATGTACCAGCAGGGGGACCGGGCCATCCGCAAGCGGGTCCGCGGGGGCGGGAAGATCTCCCGCTTCACGTCCTCCATGGCCGCCGCGGCCCTGGCCGCGAAGCCCTGCAAGCCGAGATAGGCCCATGGACCGCAGAGAGGCGAAGAACAACCCCTACGGCTACGACTCGCGGCGAGGGGTGGAGCGCGAGAAGCGCAAGACCAACTGGGAGCCCACGAAGCCCCTCACTGCCAAGGGCCGGGAGCAGGACGAGAGGAACCGGCGCAGCGGTGGACGTCGCCGGTCCTACACCGAGAAGGTGAACGACGAGATCGCGGATCTGGAGAGGGAGGTCAAGGAAGACGAGGACCGCTTCCTCTTCCTCCAAGACCGGCCCGCTCGCAGGCGTGCCTCACACGAGGCGGCGCAGCGCCGCTCCACCCGGTCCCGGGGGTACGCGGCCCAGGAGAAGGCCCAGAAGAAGAGCGACGAGGAGCTCGCGGACATCAAGAGGCGCAAGAAGGCCAAGGAGCAGATGGAGGCCGACCGGAAGTGGCGCGAGGGCTACGCGGCCCGCGAGGCAGCCCGGGCCCTGGCCCAGGCCGCCAAGAAGGAGGACTGATGGCAGCCCCCAAGAGCAAGATGAACGTCCCTGGCGCGGAGGAGTACATGCGCCGCCGGTCCCGCCGCCAGGACGAACTGCGCCGCTCTGGGGCCACCGCGGCAGAGCAGAAGGAAGCCGCCGACCTCTACCGAGAGAACCAGGAGATGTACGAGAAACTCCGCACAGAGAAGGTCCGGCGAAACTTCACCGCCAGGGACGCGCACAAGGCCCTGAAGAGGGCAAGCTGATGCCCACCGCCGCCGACGCCGCCAACGTCCTCATTCGGAAGAAGAAGACCAAGGAGCAGCTTCGCAACGAGGAGATGGGGATGCCGTCGCCCATCGACATCGACCCCGAGGAGCGCAACGCGGAGATGGGGATGCCGAGCCCCATGGACATCAAGCCGAAGAGGAAGCCGAGGATCGGAGAACGCTGATGCCCGAGGCTCAGAAGAAGGCCCTGGTGGCGAAGTGCCGGGCCGGGAAGCTGAAACCGAAGAAGGGCCGCTCCTGCCGGGACGCCGCCTACGCCATCATGGCGGCCCAGGAGAAGAAGGGAGGCGGGTAGTGGAGCGGATGAAGAAGCACCGCCGCGGCGGCAAGGTCGTCGGCTATGAAGGCAAGAAGGCCAAGACCTACGTCGAGCCCAAGGAGGCGAAGGCGGGCGGCCTGGGCGAGCTCGAGAAGGCCGGATCCACGCCCATGCCGAAGCAGGCCGACTACGACTCCACCGCCCAGTGGTCCGCGGCCCTGCGAAAGTGGCGTGAACAGCAGCGGAGCGCCCGCACGGCGGCCACCGCTCTGGCGAAGAACAGTAAGTAGTTCAACTACATAGGGGGGATAGACGTGACGAACGAATGGGAGACGCTCTACGACAAGCTGGTGGTTCAGAGGCACGCTGCCGAGACGGTGGTGAAGGGGATGGTTGTCCCCGACGCTCACCAGAAGCAGCAGAGCACCGGAGTGGTGCTCCGTGTCGGGAACGGACGCCCCGCTCCCGATGGGTCCCTGATTCCCCTGCGAATCACCCCGGGGATGGAGGTGAAGTTCAACTCCTTCTCCGGTGTTCCCCTGGACGAGGACGACCCCGACGTCATCATCCTCCGGGAGGACGAAATCCTGGCGTACAGGACGTAATTGACGGGAGAGGGTGTCCCAAGGCACACTCTCCCAACCATGTGACGCGGTCGCCCCGCGGAGGTTCAAATGCCACCTGAAGAAGCCCTCGAGCCCGAAGACGACGCCATCGACGACGGCCCCGAGGACGACCTGTCTGACGAGACGCCCTCCGAAGACGATGAGCCGGACGCCCCGGCTCCCGACGAAGACGACGACGAAGACACCGAGGAAGAGCAGGACCAGCCCGAGGACGACGAGGACGACGACGAGGACGACGAATCGTGGAGGAACTTCCAGAAGAAGTTCGGCCACTTCAAGTCCGAGCGTGACCGTCGCGCCGCCATGGGCAGGGCGTATTGGGACAAGACCAACTACGCCAGCCGCGTGCGGAAAGAGAACGAAGAGCTCAGGGCCAAGGTTGCCGCTCTCGACTCCAAGAAGGAGCCCGAGAAAACTGAGCCTCCTCCCCCACACCCGGACGTCCAAAAGCTCACTGGACGGATCGAGTCTCTTGCCCAGAAGGGCGAGCAGCTGCAGGCCCGTGCCCAGGACACCCTCATCAAACTTGCCGAGAGCGACAAGACGATCGCCAAGCTCGAGGCGAGGATGGAAGACGCCGAGGACTACCAGAAGCAGATTCTCGCTGCCCAGATGGAAACCGCTGTCATCAAGAAGGAAACCCTTCTGCAGCGGTACGCCGATCTGAACGAGAAGGCTGAGACGTTGTCCTTCGACGTCGAGAGGTTGGCCCAGGACCGAGAGTGGTTGCTCCATGCCCTGAAGGATCAGGAGGCAAACAGACAGAGGCAAGCGCAGGAAGCCGAGGAATTCGAGAGGGAATTCCCCGAAGAGGTTGCGTCACTGATCCAGCAGGCCGCCGCCGAGGCAGAGGTTCCGAAGGAGCTCATGGCCTCGGCAATGAAGTCGGTCAACAAGTCGCTGCTGCTCGATCTCTGGAACCTGGGGGACGCCGACATCTCCACCGTGGACATGCCCGGCCTCGTCCGTTCGCATCTGGACGAGTACCTGAAGGACCGAGATCTTGCCTCCCGCCACCGCTTCGCCAAGAAGTCCCAGGAGAAGCGGAAGGTGGCGCGAGGAGCCAGTCCGCCGCCCCCGAAGGGAACCCCTCGAAGACCCGTGGCCCCCGGCGCTCTCAATCAGGGAGATCTCGGGCCGAAGATGGCCGCCGCCAGAGCGCGGCTCGCCAAGTCTGGCCTGTAGGCAACCTCCCCTTTTAGGGAGAAAGCATGGCAACCGGAGCATTCGAGGACATCACCACCGAGCTCAAGAACGCCTACCCTCCGGGGACGTTCGAGGAGCCGGTGAACAAGGAGGCCCCCTACCGCAAGGCCCTCCAGCGCGTCAACCTGAAGATGCACGAAGGGATCGCCAAGTTCCCGCTCGGCATCGCGTCCGCATGGAACGTCGGCATGATCGCGGACCTGGGCGCGTTCCCCGCCCCCATCGACCCCACCCGCGTGCAGGGTGAGGTCACCCCCGAGCTCTTCGTGGGGTCCTTCCAGATCGGCGTGAAGACCAAGGCCGCCGCCAAGTCGAAGGTCGGAACCTTCAACTCCGGCGGGATCATGTCGGATCGCGTCGAGAAGACCGTGGAGAACCTCGGCAAGTACATCAACAAGGTGTACGTCGGGTCGATCTACGGGGCCCTCGCCACCGTCGAGTCCAACTCGGGCTCGAACACCCTCGTCCTGGCGAAGCCGCTGCAGACGGAGCTCCTCAACAAGAACATGAGGATCGACGCCTACTCGGCTGCCACCGGGGGCGTGGCCCGGGCCGCCACCGGGCGGAAGATCACCTCGCTCGACCGCGAGACGCGGGAGATCGTCTACGACGGCGCGAACGACGGCACCATCGTCGCGGGCGACGTCATCTTCATCGAGAACACCGAAGGCCGGAACATCTGGACCCTCCCCATGATTATCGGGAACGCCTCGGACGCGGCCTCGCTGTTCGGTCTGTCCCGGGCCACCTACCCCGAGCTCAACGCCTTCGTGGAGACGTCCACCCACCTCCGGGACCTCACGGAGCAGCTGATCCTCGACGCCATCGACAAGCCCCGGCGCGAGACGGGCAAGCGGGTCACCCGCGCCCTGACCAACACCGGGCAGGCTCGGAAGTACGTCGAGTTCATCCAGGCCGAGCGGCGCTACCCCGGACCCACCGGCAGCGCCCCCCGGTACACCAGCGGCTACGACGAGGACTCCCTCCAGATCCTGGCCCCCGGCGTGAACCTCAAGCTCGAGGTCGATTTCGACTGCGAGCCCCGGCGCATCTACTTCGCGTGCTGGGAGGTCTTCGGACTCTACGAGGCCATGCCGCTGGACTGGATCGACGACGACACCCTGCTGAAGATGATCCCCACCGCCGGGGGCCACAACGCCGGGTTCCTGGCCTACGTCGGGTCCGTCGAGAACCAGATCAACTCCATGCCGCGGGCGAGCTCGCGGCTCCAGATGCTCAACGACCCCATCTGCAACGACTAGCCGAGGCAAGCGGCTGGGGGCTTCGGCCCCCAGCCCATCCCTCTTAGGAGGAGGACCAAAGAGATGAAGAGAAGCATTCTCGCTGTGCTGGTCGCCATCGGTCTGGCCGCGGCATTCAGCTTTGCACAGTACGGCAGCGGTAGTGTCGGCACCTTCACCGTGCCCAGCCTCAGCGTCAACCCGGGCCCGCTCACCATCAATGGAGTCGAAGTCGTCGCCGGGCCCTCTGGCGGGCCGACCGAAGGCACGAATCTGGTGCTTGCAAACGGTGTGGCAGTGAACATCGTTGATGCTGCGGGGATGGGTGATCCCTGTACGGCCGGTGGGACTGTTGCGCTCAACAGGTTTCTTGCCGAGGTTCCATCAGACGCCACTTCGTTCACCTTCCAGACCGCCGCCCAGGCCGCGGCCCAGACCGGGCTCGCCTTGGGCGACTCCGTGACGCTCACCGCCGATACTCCCACGAACGGGATTTGCGACTCGGTGGGTACTGTTATCGCAGACATTGGCGTTGTCGGGGGCACCCGCGACACGGTCGTTACCCAGACGTACCTGTTGCTCGATGACCAGCCCAACGTTTGCGGAGGTTGCGGCGGCCCCTAAGTCGCCCAATCGCTTGCCGTAAAACCCAAGACCCTGGGGTGGGAAGAGACGCCCCGGGGCATGAGAAGGAGATGCACACATGCACGTCAGTGGACAGTTCGACGGCGGGACGACCCGAGCGAAGCTCTCGACCGTGATCGGCTACACCCGCCAGGACTTCTTCGAGGTCGAGGTGGTCGCGGATCAGGACAACACCGGGATCGTCTACCTGGGGCCCGACACCGTGGACGACGCCGGGACCGATGCCACCATGAAGCTCAAGGCCGGGAACTACAAGCGGTTCGGGCCCTACAGCTTCGGGGCCTTCCGCATGAACCTCGAGAACCTCTACGTCGTCGGGTCGGCGGCCTCCCAGGTGGCCTACGTCAACGCCATCACCGCGGACGGTCGTCGCATCCCGCTCCAGATGTAGCTGATGCCTCGCCAGATCGGGACGGACCTCTACACCTGTGTCGCGCCGCCGGGCTTCGAGAAGGACCCGGCGGTGACGGCTGCCATCCGTGAGTTCGACCCCGGGGTCATCCCGATCTGGCGGGTTCAGCGTTGGGAGGGGCTTCCTGGGGAGAAGGACGTCGTGTCGCTGGTGCATCACGGCATCGGGCGCTACTACCCCTTCCCCAGGCAGATCCGCAAGCCGTTCCACGTCGTCATGCCCGCCAGGGCCGAGCATCCGGTCCCCAACTTCCTCGACGCCATCTTCGAGGACACGGACACCGTCCCCTACTTCCGGGGCGGCCCCGGGGACTACGTCCCCTGGGACTGGCGGGTGTTCTACTGGTGCCGCCGCAATTTCGTCCGCATCACCGTGGCGGCCTACATGAAGCGAGCCGAGAAGCACCGGGCCCGCCTCGAGGCCCTGAAGAAGGCGCACTTCGAGGAGATCGAGTACAAGAAGAAGCAGCTGGAGCCGTACCTCCTCCGGCAGGCCGAGAGAATCGCCCCGTCTGAGTGGGAGCAGCTGGCGAAGATCCAGCACGAGAACGAAATCCGTAGGCGCATGGGGCTGAAGCCCCACCGCTTGGAGGACCCCAAGCCCACCGTGTTGGTGGGCCGAGCATCGGGCCGGTCGCCCCGGCCCTCTGGGGAGACATACGGGAGGGTCGCACCCTCTCAGGAGTGAGACAGGCATGGCGAGAAAGCGCCGCTGGAATCGAATCCAAGAGCAGATCCTCGTGTGGCCCGGAGACGAGCGCCTGGAGATCCGCTACGACGGGACCCTCATCAACGTCCCGCCCCGCACCGAGGTCGCCCGCGTGGGCGACGGGCACCCCTACCGCTACCCCGCGGCCACGACCAAGGCGGGCGTACCCCTGAAGGGCACCATCGCCGTGACGGATCAGATCGTGGAGACGGAGGACGGGGGCTACCAGAAGCAGTTCGACGTCTCGGACTTCTGCGAGTTCCTCGAGACGCACTGCCAGCATCTTTTCAAGGCCGGGTTCCAGATCGTCTCCGATCCCGACGACGTGACCCTCGTGCTCGAGGAGGGGATCCCCCTCTACGACCTGAGCCTGGACAAGAAGGCCCGGGAGATCCTGGCGAATGAGCTCCAGCGCCGGAAGGGCTGGGAGGACCGCGGGCAGCCCGCGCCCCCGAGCTCCAGCGAGCACCTCGTCATCTGGGCCCTGCAGCACCAGAAGCGTCGGGCCGCCATGAAGCCCCAGGTGGACTCCAAGGAGATCTACGCGGCCCTGGAGGGGACCACCACGCTCCCCATCGAGGAGGCCGCCGCCGCGCCGCCCGTGTCGGACGTGAAGGCCCTGGGGGCCTCCCACTACCTCGAGGAGGCCACCGCCCTGGGGATGCGGCTGACCAAGGCCGAGCTCGTGGCCCTCATCGAGGGCGACGAGGAGCAGATCGAGTTCATCCAGGCCAAGATCGCGGACAAGAAGGCCGAGGAGGCCGAAGCGCGAGAAAAGAAGGAGGCGCAGGCCGCGGCGTCGTAGGTCTGCCACCTCCGAGGAGGTTGGTTGAACGTAACGGAAGCCATCGACCAAGTCCTGCGGAGGACCGACAACGTCACGGAGTCGGAAGCGGACTACGACGAGCGCCGCCAGAGGCTCCTCGAGTACCTCCGCGAGGTGTTCGAGGAGATCTGGTGGCTGAACGACCACCAGTTCCGCCGCCGGAGCACCACCGTCACCGTCCCCGCCATGGCGGGGGTGATCGAGGTTCCCACCCGTAGCCTTGGCACCTACGGGGGGATCTACCTCAACAAGGCCGCCCACGGCATCGGGCGGCAGCTGGAGGAGAAGCCTGAACAGGTGATCTTCGACCTCCAGGCCACCGATTACAGCACCGCCCTCCCTGAGATCTACGCCTACAGCGGATCCTCCGGGGCCCCCAACTACCTTCCGCAGATCATCATTCCCATCAACTCGTCGGCG